GAAATACTCTGGATGTCCTTTGGACTGCCATTTTATAATATTTTTAAATTATTTATACTTCATTCCTGAAGATTTTTTTGATTTGAATTCAAATCATCATGCATAATCTCTTGAATCACATTTTTTTCTTCACTTTGATCTTTTCTTGGAAGTGACCAATAATCCGTCATTAAACTTGTGGTGCCCCACATAGATTTCATGTAATTTTTATCTCTATCAACAGGTAAATTTCCCATTTTTCCTCTGTTTTTATGTAAAAACAGAACTTTTTAAGGGGTTACTATCCCTATTTTTTATTTATTGTAGATCTAAGGGACGATTATCTTGAGATTTATACATTTCTTCTGGGATTTCTTGCTCTTTTTTGCGTTCTTTTGCTGTTTTCCAAAAGTAATCTTCTTCATGACCTAATCCATCACGATCAAAACCATTCTCAACTTGATAATACTCCGTTGATACTTTAAAATCAGGTGTTTTTGGATTTTTAGGTGTTAGGCTGTTATCATATATTCTTAATCGATTGTTTGGATATAATGCATATTGTCCATTTTCAAGTTCAATCAGATTATGTGATTTATGTTCTGATGGATTCTCACTAGTTGCATAATCAACTACATCAGGGTCTTGGTGATAATTGTCTATAGTACACACGTAGGTGCCTCTCTGTGCCCCGTAATCGCGTGTATAGCACTCATAGTCCATTGAACCGATAAATTGCTTTGTAACCGTTACTACACCATAATCCATACAATTCCAGAACTGTAGATTCGGTAAACTCATATCCGGTGTTGGAGTCTCTGGATTCGAGACAAAAGCACTAATAGGTAATTTATCATACATTGCCGCATATTCTGGCAAATAAGTCTCAAAATAAAAAGCACGTCCAGGTATCGATTTAACCGATACCCAAACGCCCTTTACAAATTCACCATGCCCGCTTTGATGATCTGTCAGATATTCTTTACGAACCCAGACTTCCATCGACGGAAGATTAGCAATCAGACATGCCATATAATTTTACATTACTACATGTATATATTAACGACCTTGACCACGATATGCTTTACGAGCCGAGTTACGAGACGTTGATGAATATTTACTATTCTTTCCATTTCCTTGACGTGTTTTTTTCGGTTTCCCAGACGTAAAACCATCTTTAACTAAACCAACCTTAGAACGAACTGCCATAAATTAAAATTCCTTAAATACTAAATGTTTTTGTTTCTAAATCTTGAGGTCTTGGAGAACCTTTCTGATAATACTCTATCGAAAGATTCTCCATAATATCAAAGTATTCTTTTTCTGTTAAGTTCTTATAAATTACCTTTCCCTTATGGAGAATTGTATAATTTGTCTCTTTTTTCATTAGATAACCCGAGTTTTTTCGTGACCAACGCGAATGCGAGGATCACACCAAATCTCAAATCCTGCTTCGATCGCATCTAGACAAAAACTTACATCCTCTCCACACATATCTTGTACTGCACCACTTTCAAAAACTTGCATCTTTGGTGCAAACCAAGGATACTTCATCTCAGGATGCTCAAAGACTCCTTTTTTAATTAGAATCCATCCAAAACCTGCATAATCTACTGTAAATGGTTTCTTTCTCTTTGGAAGACTTTCAACAGTTTCATGATTCATAACTCCACCATTCTTGGCAAAATCACTCTCATCTAACCAATGTGCTACAGAACTTGTACGACCATCCTCAGTGGAATACCATCCACTTGCAATATCTTTATCCATTAAGACTAATTGCCAGAACTTGTCAGTGTTGAAAATAATATCACTATCAATCCATAATTGATAATCATAATTTAGTTTCCCATCCCAAGGAATCTGATCTGGTCCTCGCAATACATTCGCACCCAGACACTTACATCTTGCAAAATTAACCATGGAAGAATAATCTTGCGAAATCTGAATACTTGCTCCACTCTGTACAAGATCAAAACAAAGTTGTACGAAATTTTTCAAATATGCATATGAAACTCCTCTTCCAGGTAAACAAAATACTACTGTCTTTCCTTTGATCATTTCACGGGCTTTTGCATAATCCCATTCAGTATCTTTTTGGGATTCGCTGGGTTTTGGTGCTTTTGCTTTAACGGTAAATCCTTTGGCCATAACTGTAAGTAATTACATCAATATCATAACACTCTATCTATACGAAGTCAATAGAACGAATTATAATGCAATCATTCTCTACCTCAACATTTACCTCTGTTCCTTCATACCACTCATTTTCATCTAATATCCATTCGGGAATAATTACATAATGCTCTCCAGTGACTGGATCAATCTCTACAGTCGTAAAATTTTCTGCGGGATTTTTTTTCATATCTTTAAATCCTGATACCATTTTTTATATAGCGAAAAATTTTTTTTAGACCATGGTAAATTTAGCTGCCTTTCGTAACACTTTATAGATTAGGGAAGTTAGGCGTTTTTATACACGGGGGGGCAACACGCGCCGCGCCACGGCAACGCCCCTAAGGGGGGCACTGCTGCGGTCACGAACGCATGGCGTCAGCGCACGTCGCCCAGGGCACTTGCCTTGGTGGTCATGGAGGTGCCCCTGCTGCCTGCTGCTCCGCCATGGGTGCGTACGCGGGAGGATCCGCCCTTAATGCGGTTTGCCCAGCGATTGGAAGCAGTGCCATGAGCAGTGGGAAGGCGACGGAACTTGAGGGATCCGTTAGCAATGGCAGCATTCATTTCGGCAGGAGTCATGGGAGTGCGTTTTGCTTGGTGGTATTGTAGCACGGAAGGGATCAACCCTCAGGAGAGGGCAAAGCGGTTCACCCACTGCCCGACCGACTGACGAGGGTCTAGAAGACGGAGCATGTCACGACGACGCACGGTGTGGGTGCTGTAGTGACCCGACCGCCATTCGATTGAGATGGAACGGCGACGGGGACGGATACGCATGGAACGAACGGCAGTGCTGGGGACGTGCTGCCAATCGATCCAGGTGTTCAGGAAGCGCATGGGGTGCCTTGCTTTCAACCCTTATAAGATACCCGGTTGCCCTCTCCCGTTCTGTATCAGGCGATACCGTTTACGACATTAGTTTGGAAGCGGGAATTGTTGAAGTTAGCGACACTGAAACGCTGGCGATTCACCAACTTAAATGTTCCGAACTCACTTCCCATAACATAACCCTCAGCAGAAATTTCATCCTGCCCGATGAATGCACGGGGACCAATATTTCTGCACTGATTCATCAACTCATCCTTCAAAACTATCATCAACCCGTAGAGGTGGCAAAGGTTAGCATTGCCCAGAAAATCCTCATCTGTGAGTGCCCAACCCTGACGCAGGGCACTGTTAACGTTCCTCTTAATCTGTGCTGCTTCCTTATCAGTCACGAACTCAGTCTTAGACATCACCTCACGGATCAAATCTATAATTGGGGGCATCTCAAACCCGTCCGCACCTTGGAAATAATCGCCGGACCAAATGTATGCCTTAGGGAACACGAACTTACAGTAAGATGTGTCGGTGATGATAAACCTCATCGGTGCTGCTACGGCATCACGCAAGTCAGAATCTGCAGTGTAAACTGTATGCGGGGCAACGATGATTTCTTCGGTTACGACATCATCGAACTGATACGTAATCGTGTTTGGGGTATACTCATCAGACCCACCGAAACCGATAAAGTCGCCCTGAAAAATGCCTTCGGTACGTGGTAGATAATCGAAGCATTTGTGGAGGATTTCTGCTACCTCACCCGTGTGGTTAGCATCAATGTCCTGATGAGATTCGTTGATCTTAATCTTCACTTTATTGAACACGGATTTAGTGCCAACGAAGAAATTTCCAGAGGCAGGATTAACGCCCCAAACAATAGCAATACCATCCATCTTTACCGAAAGATGAAACTCAGACTTGATAGATTGCAGGAACGAAGTATCACCGGTCAGGATGGTATCTTCGGGGTGTTCGATGTGAAGAATTTTGGTCATGATTGAAGAGATAAAGTGAAAACAATTGAGGGGGAGATGAGTCCCCCAGAGTTGTCATCCTGCCAAACGCATTCCGTTGGTGAAAGGAATAGTCCGCATTGCCTCTTCTGTCAGATCAAACATTTGAATGAACCACTCATATTGCTTCTGGAAAATATACTCCTGCTTTGTTCCGCAGGTATATCCAAACTCAGAGAGAAGTGCATTCAAACGTGACTTTGTAGTCTTTGATTGATAACCACCATCAAACAGTTTGAGGAAGTCATCACCAACCTCAGCAATCTTAGAACCGTGAAGATAAACCTTAGAGATACCATCTTCGAAGATAACGGAGGTGTTACCTTTGCTCCAATTGATGTTACCTTTGATGGCGGCAATCATTTCGGATTCGATCTTACGCATGAGAGAGAAGAGAAAGGATAGAGGTCCGGGAGGGCGCGATCCCCTCCACTCCCTTAAGATAGTCGATTTTGGAGGCAGTGCCCATTTTGTGTGCCACTTGCCCAACTGACCACCCTATTGTCCGTTTGTGTAACTACCGAGCAAATGTTCACCCTGACGAACTTCGGCATAACCGAATTCTTCAGAAAGATCTAAACACAAACCCCATGCATCGTCAATATCAACGAAGGAGGAATTTTCGTATGGGGCAGATGGGCAGTGGACAGAATAACGCATAAAGGAGAGAGCAATTGTGCAGGGGTCAGTGTACATCAATCAGGCAAAGTTGTATTCGTGAAAGAAAGGTCGATCTTTACGATTGTCTGCTGCTTCCCAGTAAGTATAGAAGTCATTCCATGCTGCTTCGTTATCAACAAAGGAATCAATTCCCAGTTGCTCACATACAAAATCATATGCCATATCTACATCGGCATTTGTATCATTCACGAAGGACAACATTTGTCCCATAACATAATCCCAAGACTGTTGCATTTCGGGTGAAAGTGTGAAGATTGGAGTTGCCATTGCGTGTGTTCCTTTGACTCTTCTACAATACACGGTTTCCGCCCCTGTGCCCATTTTGTGTGCCACCTTTCCAACTGGTCGGGCAGCCGACTCAGTTTGTGTTACTTTCCTCCAAAATGTGTGGATAGTATTCTTTCACCTCTTCCATGATTTCTTCGTCCGAATACTTATCATAATCCTCACTCATGCTATCGTAAAGAATTGCCATCATAGTTTTGATGTCCATGTCATCCAGGATTTGGTTGATCATGGTGTCTTGCAGTTGATCGCGGTTCATGATAAAATAAGTGAAGTTTGAAACGAAAGACATTACTTTAGAACGTGACGGTAGTCTATACTTTCTATGCACCATCCTGATGCACAACTAATCTCTTCAATTAAATCCTCTTCACTATCAGCATCCCATATGGTGCCGATATAAGATTTGGGCAGCATTTCTTCAGTTTCGAGTTGATCTTTACTGGTCCAATCATCATCATCGAGTGAACAATCGAACGAAATGTCGGTAACTTGAAATTGCATGATTCTCAATAGTCAGTGTTTCCGTTGATGTAATCTTCTACGTTAAACTTATCATCTTTCTCCCATTCTTCCTTGTATTCGATGACATCGAAGATCTCACCGGGAGCATCAGCAATCTCAGACCAAAGTTCGTCAAACATGATTGAATTTCTCAACTGTTGATACAATACACGATTTTGAGCACTGTGCTCATTTACTGTGCCACTAAAACTATTGGCACACATTGTTTACACTAACTCCTGCTGAAGTAACATCAACTGCTCCTCTGTAGATTCATCGACGCACTCCTGAATCACCTGATAGATGTAATCAATGTTTCCTACATCATTGAAAATACGTTCAGCAAGTTCAGGATGTTTGTCGCAAGGATAAGTCGGTTCGTCATTTTCATCACGAATCATACAATCCTCAGCAGTGTAAATCCATGCCGCACAAGGTGCATTTTCACCCTGCAATTCGATCATCTTGGTGATACGATCTTGAAGTTGTCCGAGAGTGTAGTTCATCAGTTTGCGGCAGTAATTTCAATGCGAGAGTAATAGGGAAATTCTTTCATTGCCCATTGTTCAAGTTTATTATTCCGTGCCTTTATACCCCTAGATGTTGTTGGTTTGGTAGGCAATGTGCGTTGAAACTCTATCACTTTGAAGTCACAAGTTTCAACGCGAAAGTTGTAAGTTTGTGTTGTGTTCATTTAGAAGAGCAAATTTCTCAACTGTGTATACAATACACGAAATCTTGCCCCTGTGGGGAAATAGTGTGCAGTTCCCAGATTGGCACACACTATTCTCAATAAGACTTGCAATTGATAATCAATAAGGATATTAATATTGACAGTGTGCCAATCTGGGAACTGTCTGATTTAAAAGATATCTGCCAGTTCCTTGATGCTAATATCGACTTTCTCATCGCCTTCCAATCCTAGAAGATCTTTCCAGTCCAAATCTTCTAGTGGAAAGTCATCATAACACTCGATGTCAAGTGTTACACTTACCATGCGTTTGCGTGTCTGTGTGTACATGTGAATCTCGTGTGATATGTGCTCATTATATCATGCATAGTGCCTATATGCAAGTTCGTTATAATCACATGAGTCTCGTGTGTACTCATCGTCATCATTGTATGTCTCGTATTCATCTCGCATAGATGATTGTGAACATGCCATATGATGCTCGCACATCTCGACGAGATCATACGTATATGACTCGTTGTTAAACTCGTAATTGAATTCGTAGTCGTCGTACATGATTCTCGTCGAGATTTGATGTTACATTGATATTATACCGATATCTCGTCGAGATGTCAAGAGAATATCTCGACGAGATCCATAACCAATATTTATATAAGATCTCGTTTCAATTTGAAGGTCTCATGATTTTTCGCCGCCCCGTGTCTTGACAAACTGCGCGTCTTATGATACGCTCGCTAAGTCCACAAAACCTGAAGGGGTTTTATAGGGTCTTAAACACAAGACCTGGAGGGGTTTCTAAGAATGTAAACACAAGACCTGGAGGGGTTTCTAAGAATGTAAACACAAGACCTGGAGGGGTTTCTAAGAATGTAAACACAAAACCTAGAGGGGTTTTATAGGGTCTTAAACACAAGACCTGAAGGGGTTTCTAAAGACCTAAAGAGTAACTACACAGTATCTAAAGAGTAACTAGAGAGTATCTACACAGTATCTCAACACCTTATT